GAGGAATACCCCCAAGGTCTTTAGCTCGTTGTGTTCAGAAAAGGTCGTTAATCTTCTCCGGTTCTCTTATGAACTCCTGCATGTCTCCATGCAGACCAGACTATATCATGTTCTTATTTCTAAGAACCTCCCCGTTTCGAACCACTTGGTTCTACTCTACTAACTTCCGTAAAAATTACGTGTGTTCGATAGTCAGACTATTTTACTTTTAACTTCATTTTGTGTGCCATACTCGGTACTTGGGAGACATATGGCTTTACGATTTCTATAAATTTCCTAGCCTCCGCTGTACCGCAACGGAGACGATAAAGACCTCTATTCTTTACCTGAGTAAATCTTATACCCCAAACTTCATTGAAGTAATCAATAATCTTCTGGTTGTCTTCTCTACTAAGATATGTGTTAAGTATCAGCTCGTTTGCTACTACTTCACCATCCTTGTTTTTCTTCTGAGATAACCCGCCATCATCCATATACCATATGGATAAACCAAGCGGCGTGAGCTTATTCAGGATTCTACGGTCTGTAATGTTTTTTCTACCACTACCATAAATTACCTTACGATATTGCTTCATAAATTTGTAAACTCTACTTCTAACTTCATATGCACCATACCCGTTATTACTAACATAATAACAGTCAGTCATAGATATACCACTTACTAGAAGTTTTCGTTTCCAATCTATATAGTCTTTTTGCGCTATGCAGTGACGCATGCTCAAATAACCTTTAGCATTCAATGTGCCGTCTCCAAACAGCATAGCAATGACAAGGTTCCTAATTTCTTTTGAAGTTTTCATAAAATACTCTCCATACACTAATGTGTTGTTTATTTGACTTATTAGTCGTTGCACGTTCCTTCCCGTTGGGAAGGCTTCGCTCAGGATTACCCTCGTCTCAACGTTAGGGCTTCCCCTGAATTAAGGGAGTTTGCTTTATGTATCAATACATAAAGGCGCTATAATTAACGCCGACAGCCTCATATTCCTCTATGAGTGTTTTATATGTCCAAGGGATGTAGGCACCAACTAACGGGCTTCTTCCCTCTGGGTTATCTCTATACCCATCGTAGGCAAAATGTATGAATTTTGACCTTGGTATTTCTATATAGCCTGTAAGGCTCTTTAATGCCAGTGGGTGTGTCACATTTCTTGTTGACTGTTTTAAGCCTAAAAGCTCCCTGTTATCCTTACTAAAGACCCACTCTTCAATGGTGTCTTGTGCTCTTGTTGGTAGTTTTTTCCACTTATACTTTCCCTTCCACTTCCCTTCTTTAACCTTGTTGTAGACTTTTTCCGCTATGTGAAAGCCGTAACGTCTATAGCTACCACACTCAGTAATGAAATCTTCCCATGTTCCCATATCCATGCTGTTCATACAGTAATTTAAAAATTCTGCTGCTTCTTTTGCCTTATCACTGGCTGTATCAGGAACATCGAAGAACCACTGCACACGACCTATCATAAGATCTATTGTGGAATTTGCAGCGGATATTACAGGGTCATAGGACATCTTTTTAAAGGTCTTTGTCGCATTAGGGAACCTTAAAGCATCACGACTTTCCTCATAAATGCGGCCATTTACCTGATTAAGTCCTATATACCCTTTTTCAGATAGGTTGAATTTCTTAGAAGTGGTTGTTTTTGTAGCAGACTTGCTGCCCTCTTTTACCACCAGTGCCCTCCTTAATGAAAGTTGGCCCTCACAATTGAGAGGGGTGTTTTTACCGATGTACCTCCCCACTCATCTAGTGTAAAATTGGGAAGTACACTTTTTTTAGATAGGTAGTTGAATGCCATTGCTGTGCAGTCAACCCAATCATCCTTTCGTGTTCTTGTGCTTGCTTCTCCGTTGAAAGATTCAAGCTCTGTATAAAATGCATTCAATGTTTTTTGGGTAAATGTTGCATCCAAGATGTAAACAAGCCCATTCTCGCATGATGCAGAAAACGGTGAAAACTTTATTAGCTTAGATTTGTTAGATGCAACCACATCCTTTCTGCAACGGATACCTTGCTCTATTAATTTCTTTGCTGATTCAATGTATTCCGTCTTACCCGCAGCAGCGGGGTCTTGAGGAAGAACAACCTCACAATCATGGCCATCAGCAAGTGCCTGTTTCAAGATGATATTATCTCTTGCACCTGCTCTTTTCCTGAACCTGCCATATGTCTTGCTGTCTTCATCATAGTTTTCTTCCACAAAATCGCCAGCAATGTAGTAGTTTCCTGCTCTATCTTTCCCCATCTTTATACAAGCTGTATAGTCAGGAGAGGGGTTTGTGTCACTCGGCTCTGTAGCTGCTTTATCCCAAGCACGTACCCACTTTGTATCAGTAGGTGCCTCAACACAACGTTGCAGCCAATCTCTTTTAAAGTATCCACTATCCTGTGGTCTAGCATACCAGTTCATTTTGTTCAGCACGTCTCGCTAAGACGTGCCCGACACGTAATATACACCGTGTCAGCTATATGTTTCCATATAGATCAGACCATATCATCATCTCAATGAGATGTTGTGCGCTTCGGAACCGCTTGGCCCTACTCCTACTCAGGATGGTCGTTGCACGTTCCTTCCCGGTGGGAAGGCTTCGCTCAGGATTGCCTACAGCACAAAGCGTTGCCTGTTTAGGTGTCCCCTGAATTCACACAATTTTTCATATAATATCACTACTATATGCGGCCACTGTTAACCGCGTAGTAATCTTGCCTTATCAACCTCGTTGAGGCCTTCAAGCATTGCAAGATAGTCTGGATTGGTCTCTATCATAATAGGGTTATCATAGATATTTGCAGAGATGAATGTAAAGGATACAGGGCGTATAGACGGGCCTGTTCCAAAATCTCTATAGATTTCTTCTTCTGTATCCCTCCAGATAAACTCACCATTCTTTCTAATGAACCATCTTACAACCCCATCTTTAGACTGGTCGGGGTATCCTTGTTCATCTAAGTACCACTCTACCATAGGCAAAAGCCAACTATCAGGATCTGGGTTACCGATTATCCTGTATTTGTTTACCTTTTTCTACATTTCTGTAGGTTCAGACCATATCTTCACCCTCATCGTTACATGTTAGGGGCTGTGCGCTTCCACCACACATGTGTGGTGTACTCTACTCACTGTAACAGGTGTTACGCTTTCGATGGTCGTTGCACGTTCCTTCCCGGTGGGAAGGCTTCGCTCAGGATTGCCTTCTTCCTCTGCCCAATTGCAGCAGCTAAGGTTTCCCTGAGTTCACACAGTTGCCAGTACAGCTTTCGCCATACATGTCGCGTAATCCACGACAGAACCATACGAGAAGCATACTTACTTTTACTTCTCATACGTGACATTAAGTATTCAACTTGTTGGAAAGTGAAATGTGTTGCCTCATCAAAGCATATCAGGGTATATTGTACATAATATTCAACAGATGGCGCTAACATCTGCCCGACACATAAAGTGTCCGCTGCATGTTTCCATGCAGAGTAGACTATATCTTCATCTTAATAAGATGCTAACCGTTTCGACCCGCTTGGGCCTACGTTCCTAAGAACTAGTCGTTACACACGCCGTGGCTTGCTCGGTATCACCCACATCCTACATGTTTGGGCTTCCACCGAATTAGGTTAGTTTGCTTGCGCTGTCACCAACACAAGGGGCTACTAATTAACCCTTGATGTTTCCTGAAATCATTATCATTTTCCATGTGTGAAAACTTAATTTTTGCCCCATTCGGAAAAATCATTCTCAGGTTATGTTTCAATATTTTGGGCCTGATATTTTTAGGCAGCTCAGAGTATATCTCCGTTGCTGTATCCCACATCCCCCCTTCACCTGTAAGCTGTGTCGTTTCCCTTCGGAAGACAATCCCCCTAAAGTTGGGGCAATCGACATACCTCAAAGGTATCATATTCATTATGTATGACTTTCCCGAACCTGCGGCACCCAAAATGTTCACAGATGTTCGTAAGGCATCTGCCGGAAAAACATTAAAATGTTCTCCTGCTGTATATTTCTATACAGTTCAGACTATCTCTTCACCCTCAACATTACTTGTTAGAGTGTCTCATGTTTCAAACACCTTGTCCTTGCACTTAAGGACTACTTGTGTCTTACGTTCTTATGAACTAGTCGTTACAACTACTCCCAAGAAAAATTCTTAGATATGGAAGTATGCGTTTTTCTTCTATAGATCCTATGTACCGTGCTTGTTCCAACCTTATTCCTCCTTACAGTAGAAGAGCATGAAAAACCCTTCTCTAGGTCAGAACATATCCGCACACTTATCAAAACCCATAAATCCTAAATTTTTCATGCCTACTCCTTTTTCGGCTTGCGTAGTCACGGGATTCCCTTATGCGTGTACACTTAGGGTTCCCCGTTTTAATGAGATACACATACACAGTTTCCTGTGTACAGGGCAGTTATCTACCAATTACCGTCATTTGGGCATCAGCACCCAGCATCATTTCTTGCTTTCTTGATGCAGGTGCGAGTTTAGTCATTGCCTCCTCCTACCATTTTCAGGCTGAGTATTTTACCCATACCCCCGCCAGAAGTCCTACCGTCTTCCATTACCTCCTCTACATCCTCAACATCACCGCTTGCTTCCTTGCAAAAAGATTTGTGGAGACCAATGATTTGTTCCGCTGAACCCTTTCTTACACTTGAAGAGGATGCCTTATCCCTCATCAAGAAGGCCAGTGTTTCATAAGCCTCTACAACATCATCAGACACCTTCTCTTTGATAATGTCTAGTTGTGCAAGAAGCTTCCTGTTCATAAGAACCTCTTTTGTTGTACCTTTCGGCCTAGCCATATTACCTCCTGTTAATATTTTATAGGGGAGAAAAGGAGGGAAACTCCCCTATACTTTTCGGATGCCTATCTAAGACATCTTAGAAGATTACAAAAGACAATGAAATTCATTATCATTTTTAATTATTAATTCAAAACCTATTATAACACACTTTTAACCATTTGTCAAGTCTTTATTTAATTATTTTTTGATAAAATACTTTATTAAAGATCTTCTGGGTTGTCGAACATGTCCAGCGAATCTAAGAAATCCTCGCCATAGACAGCGGAGATATTTCCCTCACGCAGACATCCAGGACAAACAAAGCTTTCTAAGTATACATCGTATACATCCTCGTGCGAGGTAAAAAGCTTGTTGCAGATTGAACACCTGTATGTGTATATCATATTTTCCTCCATATAAAATTAGCCTCTATTATGTTATAACACAACAAAGTCTTTTTGTCAAGTAAAAAGTAGAGACTAGGTTAGGAAATTATTTTTAACATTTCTTAAAATAATGCTT